ACACCACGCGTTATGCTTTTATGTCTTGCTGCAGAACTTACGCGATCACCATAACGCGGTCCTGCTCCGAGCTCTCGTATACTAACCATCTAACTTTTATATTTTTTTTTCTCCCACTTGCGTATTTTTATACTGGGAGTGGGAGCGGAATACTGTAATATTATAACCGTATTCCGCTAAATCCCACTAAAAAAAATTCCCTATATGCTCCGCATGGCTTACTGCGTAAGGCAACCAAACCTGCTTAAACCCTAAACTAAACCCTAACCTATGTGCTGCGCACGCTTCCCTATATGCTCCGCATGGTAATTATTTATTTAGTTTATCTTCTTAGAAAGTGGTTCACGGTACTTGTTCAAATGTCCATGATTACACTGGATCAATTGTATTCTTCGTGCTATCGCCTCATGTTCCAACTCCAACGGCGCATCGTTGCAAGTAAATATCTTCATCACACGAGCTGGTATATTCGCTACAGTGTGTCGACAATGAATTGCTCTTGGGTTATCATAATCGCATATCGCTATTTGGTTAGTTATCGGAGTGTGTTTAAAGCCCACATCATCAAACACAATTCCCTTATGATAACCTGGCCGAAAAGACTTCAACTGATCAATGTGCGAGACAAACAAAGCTGGCTTTCTTATCAGTCTTTTGGCTATAACCGTCTTTCCTATGCCACTGGCTCCAACAAGGACAACAGCCTTCTCCTGTATTAGACCTTCCCTCAACTTTTCCTGCATCATCAATAGAAAGGCCGGATCCAAATAACGAGGATTAAAATTATCACCATCCAAGATGGTCGTCGTATCCGTACGTGCATATGCTTGCCATATGTCTCTACCGTACATGACTCTGTTTTCGCTACACCAGCACAGGAAGTCTCCAATAGTCATCTCGGTAGCGGCCTTTTTGATGTCTGCTGCGGGAACAGCTTCTTTTTTGTCGGGCCCAGAATTAGCTTCCACGTAGCATCCTTCCTCCAGAAAATCGCCCTCTTTCTGTACGTATCTGAGCGAAGCTTTGGGAGAACGGCACCCTTGTACGTTCGGATGGTAATTTCCGTAGTCAAAATATTTCTCATTCCGTGTTCGCAGGGGCTTATCGAACTGCACAAAGGCATGACGGTGTGGGTCTCCATTCTCATGTTTCTCGGCACCGACGCAGGCGTAAACCACATTGGGCAATCCGTATAAGTGGGCCAAGAGGTCAAAAATGGGCACGGGGCACTGAGGGAAGGTGAGTAGCACTGATCTGGTATTGAGTTGGAATTTGCCTGGCATTGCATTAGTTTAAATTGCTCGAACGCGGCAGAGAGTGGTTAATTGAGTGTTGTCCGTTGGTAAATATAAATAATCTTTGCTTGTAAATTTGATTGTTCTCATTTCATTTTTATTTTCGTGGTCACTTTTGGTGACGAGTTTTTCATCTTGTAGTTCGTGTTTATATCAAGCAGGAGGGATTTCATTTTGGACCGTGTTCTGAAACGATCCAATAGACACTGACGTTTTCATTGTAGTCAAATAACACATTTCGTATCGATTGCATTCATACGCAATGCTAATATTTTGAGTTCCATTGACATTAATAACGTCCTCCAAAGCAAACATACCACATTTGCCGGCAGTCTTAAATGATCTGGCTCCAGGAACATTATAATCATCTGGAGCCCAACGCAATCGATCAAAAAACTTGTGACACTGCATACGAGTACTATATATCAAAGTGTCAGTTTTGATCTGCCCAGGCTGCAATACGGCTTTCCCATCACGGCTTAAATTAGCAAAGATCTTTGGAGGAGGAGGTTCTTTAAAAATAGGATTTCCACTACCACTATCCAATGAAGCTGCCCGGATTGTAATCACTCCGGTTCTATCATTTACGCCAGTTATCAACCCATTTGGATTATTTAGTCCCTTTAACAAAGGAGCACCAGTATTAAATTGATATGATCGTCCGATTAAAGGATTATTGCTTATATCGTTTTCATCAGTACCACCAGTAGCTGATAAAGTTCTATTCTGAATCTTCAAATCAGATTTAATGAACAAATTAATGTTCTCTTCGAAAAAATTAACTTCGCAACTATATACCCATAAATTTGCAGGTGTTCTATCATTTCTATATAACTTTAAGGCTCTGGGGTATTGGACGGAACCACTACTTCCATTAGTCTGTCCAAAAGAGCAATAGTTTCTCCAAAAATCAACTAGACCAGTCCAATTTGGAACAACACCATTTGCAATATCACCAACAATTGAGTATATACTCTCATTGGCATTGAGAGTATACTCCGTATTTACCGGACCAACTCCGGTACGAATTGTGTCAACTTCAAGTACTACTTTAAAGGCATCTGCTGAGAACGTGTGATAACCATCAATCTTTTCGTCAATCCTCTCAACTTTTACTCCACCTCTGGCAAACAGTTTTCTCAACGCAGCATTCAAAAAAACAGTCAATATACGTGCACCACTGCTTGTACTGTGTCCAACATAAACACAGTCAGGATCAGACACAACTCCGGTTATCTCCATTGTGTTCTTAAATCCATTGCGCAAAAATCTATCATCTTTGCGCTTTCCAGTGCGACGTCTTTTAAATTTACCTGCAAGTCGTCCAGTAGTAAAATACTTGTCCACCCGTTTTTTTTTCATCTCCGTTTGTGTACCTTTACTATGTTTTTTAACGGGTTTACCCTTTCTTTTAAAATAAGGTACACCACGCGTTATGCTTTTATGTCTTGCTGCAGAACTTACGCGATCACCATAACGCGGTCCTGCTCCGAGCTCTCGTATACTAACCATCTAACTTTTATATTTTTTTTTCTCCCACTTGCGT